TGTTGCCCCAAATATAGAATAAGATTCTTTTTTAACTTTATTGTTTCCGGTGTCCGGTTTCCATAGTGGTGTAATATTTTTCTCGTAGGGTTGTGGCGCCACTTTTAATTCTTTTAATGTTTGATAAGTATCTGCGTTAACGTAAGTTTTGCTTTCGCTCATTGATTGCTCCTCGTAAAAAGCTCTCCCATTCCATTCCCTTCTTCTGCCAATTATAAAATCGTTTATAAAACTTTTGTTGTTCTTTTAAATGATCTTGAATAAAATCTTCATGTAAATAACTTGCTGCAACTTCAATCGCTGCCGCTGTATCTTTAGCCATAGCTTCGTAATTAGTGTTGTAAGTAACGTACACTGGCCACTCTGCACAAGTCTCATATAAAGCACCAAAATTATTAGTTATAACATGAACTCCTGCAGCAAGTGCTTCAAGTGCAGACACACAAGATGTTTCTTCAAAAATACTTGGATAAACATATAAATCATAATCTGTTATGTGTTTTAAAATATATTCATTAGGTTTATAACCAATATAGTTTACATTAGGTAATTCTTTAGCTTGATCATATAAAGGTTGGAATTGTTCATCTTGTTGTTTTTTAAAAGCATCACCATAAACTTGTGTTGAACTGTATACATCTAATGTAATATTAGGGTTTTTAATTTCTTGCATAGCTCTTAAGACAACATTTAAACCTCTCCAAGGAGTATTGTGATGTAAAATTTTTATAGGTTCACCTTTTTTATATTTCTTTCTTTTTGGAAAATTGTTTGTACCATTCTTAATTACTACTGATCGCTCAGTTGGTATATCAAAAAAGTATCTAAATTTTTCATAGTTCCAATGACTATTAAATACATACCAATCATATTCTTTATGTCTTGCCTTGTTACCAAAAAACTCTTGTAGATTTGGTTGATCCCAAGAATTCTTTTGCCAAAGTATATTTACTTTATTAGGATCAAGTGGAACTTTACCAGGAATCGAAGTACAAATTTGTACTTGATCTAATAGTTCTTTTGGAACATGCTTATACAGCATTTCCATCTGTATTTCAGTAGCACCTCTTGGTTGCATTATTTTTTATTCTTTTGTTTTCGCGCCCATTGAAACTCTAGTAACTTTGATTTCAAGGTCTTGTCTAAAGTCATCCACAGTAGTGTCAGTATTGGGATCAGCAACATCATTATCAAAATCAGCTTTGCTAGCATATATTCTTCCCGTTCTTTTGTTTTTAATAATTTCTTTTGCTTCAGCAGGTATTTTAACTAATTCACTCATAACTATCTTCCTTGTCTGTTGTACTTCTTATAACTTCTTTTTTCATTTTTGTTAAGTCTTTTTTTATGAACTCTAGGACGTTTAGGAGGCTTTGGCCTTGGGACGTAATGTACAAATTTTTGTTTAGCCATTTTGATCTTCTCTAGATATTTCTAGTATTGAACACACAGCTTTAACATTTGTAGTTACATTGGTTTCTAAAGTTAATGCATCATTTTCTTCTAATATAATAGGACCTTTAGCTATATTACAAATAGTGGGTCCAGATATTGATGCATAAGCAATTAAATTAGAAGTATTAGAATTAGAACTATCATTTATTTTAGCTTTAATAACTTTGCTACCGCTTTCATTTGTGACTTGTATATTTTGAATTATACCTCGTCCGTTGGCCGGTGCTGTGTATACTGTGACAGCATTTGTAGTAGTTCCTGCAAAGAATGCGTTTTTATAAATATTTGCCATTATGTTAAATCATACCATTTTAATAAAGCAGAAACATCACCATTTGCTGAACCAGATCTAACCCCTAAAGTTAAAGTATCAGATGTTCCACTTATTGTTTGTCCTAATTGATTTGCAAAAACAAATCCATCTCCAATGGAGAAAGGAGCTGTTTTACCACCCATATAACCTCCTGCAATTCTTGTACCTGTTGCAGTTAGATCAACTGTAGTTAAATCATACTCTACATTATCAGAAAAACTTGTATAAGAAAATGCTGAGGATGGAGTTGCGTTTACAAATAAACCAAATTCAAAATCATTGTTTGAAATATTAAGTACATCTAGTCCAGAAGGAATAATAACAGCATAAGGTCTTCCTGATTTAATTCTAATTGTTGCAATGTTATAATAAGTATTTGCTGTAGTTAAGTTAACACCAGAATTAATTTGAGAAGTTCCAATCATTTGCCTTATACCTTCTGGTGCATAACCACCTTCAATAATACAAGTAGAACAAACTTGTTGTAACACTGCTGCTCCTGATATGGTCCCTGTAGTTTCTATTTCATATCGGATAGGTAAGTTTGCAGTTTGCATGTAAACGGTTGTTAAATCATTTGCATTTAAAAATGTATGTGCTGTAATAAATTTACCATCAATAACAAATCCAACTCTAACAGCCCCCATACCTAACCATTCATAATCCGTAAATAAAATTGTAGCTTTATCTACATTTAAATCATAACCTGATGCACCTGTGCCATCTAATTTATCTCCATTCCAAGATGATTGAGATATTTCTGTATCTGCTGGCGATCCTGTTACATAAGTTCGTCTTACAATTTTTAATGTTGTACCGTCAGCATAAAAGAATATTCCATTGTTTGCATCAAATGTTCCTACCTTTTGTTTAAGGTCTGCTTCTGGAGTATTCATAACAAAGGTGTTTAATATTAATAATGACTTACCTGGTTGATAACTCATTACTCTTTTAGATTGTCTAATAACTTTGTCACCACTAGCTGTGGTTACATTTAAATTAACTGTTGATTTATTTGCTGTATAAGTAACTGTTCCTGATCCTGTTAAGTCTTCATCAAATAAATTGTTCTTTGACATTACATTAGCACTGTCAAATATTGTTAATGGATTAGATACCCTTTGTCTTCCAAATGCATCTGTTCCTGTTCCACCAGGAGTGATGATTACATTATTGGGTTCAGTGTTAACATTATTACAAGACATTAATTAGACCTCATGTTAAACCAAGTAAATCTTTCTATCTCTTGTTTTAAATCTTCTTGAAACGAAAAGTTTAATTGGTTCTTTAATGTTTCTAAAGATGCATTTAATTGACGTTGGTTAGTTGCATCGTATTGTTCTTTAGGTTCTGGAATTTGTACAGTTATCTTAGCCATTATCTTCTTCCATCTGGTTGTATATCTATTCTAAATAAACCTAATCTCCAGTTTTCATCAGTTGAATCATTTTCTATTTTAAGTGCAGCTAATCTTGCTCTAGCTCTTGTATCTATTTTTTCTGTACTTGAGTTTACAGTAAAGGGTCCGAGAGGCGAGGAGCTTGCAGTATTACTCGGGTAATCTCTTAAATTAAACGTAACTTTAGCATTACCAGCTAAAGTTTTAAAATCTGGAATAAACCTTCTAATTTTTATAAACACTTCTCCATCTCCTTGATCATCTAAATCGAAATCACCAGATTCGATATAAGCTTGTATAGCAGTTTTATTACCTGCAAAATCTACTTCATTAACACCTGTTTCATGTTCGTAATATGTTGAGGCACCCTGTGATGAGGATATACCATTTACTATTGGATAAGTTGGTGTAACATTTTCTGTAAATTCTGTCATATAAGGTTTATCATAAATAGATGCGTCTGCTCCAGAAGTTCTTGCAAGAGTTCCAGTAACCCAGGTGCCTTCTGCATAATTGTAAGTTACTACTCTATCAACTGCATCTGAGCCAGACTTAGGATAAAACCAAGATATTTCTGAAAACAAACTATTATGCACTGCACATACTTGTTCGCCTGCATTTCTATTAATACCTAAATTATTTCCAGTTGTCTGAAATACAAAGTCTTCAACCAAACATGGTAGTTTTTTAACAGTACCATCATAGACAAAAAATCCACCTTCATCAGATATCCAATACACAGCACCATCAACAAACACAGATGCGTGTTGGCCAATCAAACCACAGTTAGCACCTACTTGTCTAATTGAGAATGTAAATGGTGGACCAACAAACTGCGTTACGTATGCAGCAGTGTTGGTGTGAATCATAATATAATCTTTACCTTTGGTAGCTCCAATAATTTGTGTACCATTATCAATTCTAAATGTTCCTGCAGTATTTATAGAGGTTGGTTGATAATCAGATATATCTTCTTGATCTGAAAATCTTATAAACATTTTATCTTGTGTAGAAGTGTTTCCAATTGTAGTTTCTGTACCTAAATGAAATAAATGTCTATCTTGGTCTGATACAATTGTCATAACTGATTTAGTAGGATTGTTAGCAACTGATGATGCTCTAGTTGTTAAAGCTCCAGTCCCACTTGCTTGAATAGGTAACCATTGAAAAGTTCTTCCATTATGTACCGTTGCAATTAAATTTTGTCCAAAATTATCTAAAGACCATACACCAGGATCTAGAAATACAGAGGTTGCAGTTCTTGGAGTTCCCCACGTACCCGCACTCCATTTACCAATACCCCAACCAAAAGCTGGACTTTGTAATATGTCTCCAATTAAAATATAAGGTAAAGGATCTAAGGTTCCGTCGTTCGTCGCTCCTGTTCCTGTTTCTGCGGTTGCCATTTGAATAGTAAAAGTTGTTGTACTTGGAGTAGATTTAACTTCATATAATACATCATCAAAATCGCTAGCTGTATAATCTGTTTGACCTGCAGTAAAAGATCCTGCGTTTTCGAATGTAACAATATCTCCTGTTACTATTTCATGAGCACCTGATGTTGTAATTGTTACTGTTGTTGAACCATTTGTAGTTGTTATATTAGCGCCAGTGGACTGTCGATCAGGGTCAATCGGTGTAATATCATAAAAGTCTCCATCAAAATAAATATATAAACATTTATTAGTCCCAATTGCTGCATACTTACGTCCATCTAAATCAGCAAATACGTGTTGAGCTCTAGCTACCCCTATTAAAGTACTATTAACTAGTTGTTGCCAGCCACCAATTTTTTCAGGCATGCCATATCTAAATCGAACAAAGTCTCCATCTACCCATACATTTTCTGCCTCGGTATCTGTAATTTGTTTATTAAATCCAGGTCTAAATGGTATTTTTGCTAAAGCCATAGGCGTATTTTACAATAAAATTTAAGTTTAGTATAGAACTAGACTATTTTACAAAAGAAGGTAATCCAAGTAAAGGTCTACCATCAAACTTATTTTTATCAGCAAATGGGCCATTTACATGATTATAATGTAAAAATACTTGACCACAAACATTGCCTTTAAAAGGTTCTCGCCA